ACGCGATTTCGGCCCTGATTTTGAACCATTTTGGCCCAAGATTGGTCAGCGGGGAGGGATAGGTTGTTATCAAGCATGATGATCTGGAGCGTATAGGGTTTTCTTATCCATGATTTCACAAACATCTTTAAACTCGAATAACGGTTTGCCGTGATATTTTAGAGCATTGTCAATTCCAACGTCAAGGAGTTTCATTTCGTCGTTGTAATAATTTGCAATTTCAAGGCTTCCGTGGCTATGGCCGCAAACACATCCCCACCCATGTTGCATTCCGTCCCAAATTGTCGGAGCAAAATGATTGCAATAAAATTTTCGCCTATCAATAGAGACATAAAAAGCATCACCCATCATTGTCACATTTCGGGCAATTTTGAGGGGGTAAATGTCAACATCATCAAATCTTTCGGCCAAATAATTATTTTTGGCCCGTTGATAAGAAGTTTTCAATCCCGAATTATGATTGCCCCAACACATATAAGTCTCGCATGGAATAGCATCAAGCAAAGATTGAACCCTTTCATCGCTTGTGTTAAGCGCAAAATCACCCAAATAAATCAAAAGATCATCTGGTTGAAGAGATAATAGGTTTTTGACTACGAATTCAGTATGGTCTTCCCATGAATCAAATCCACGAGGTTTAAAAATAAAGTCTCGCTTGTGATCAATGTGAAAATCAGACGAAAAATAAATATGAGAATAATCTTTGGTTCGGAAATTTAGCTTTTGCATGTTTGGATGATTAGTTCGGCCAACATTTTATCTGGCATTGGTTTGTTGTCAAGCGCCATGAATGCATAACTTTTGCGCCAGTCGTTATATTTGGCGATAATTTTTGCGGCGGCTTCTTTTCGGGAATCATGTCGAACATCTTCAAGAAACCACGAAACTTTCGCTGAATCTCTAACAATTTGTTTGTGAGCGTCAACAACTTTTTGAATATCTTTGGCCGCTTGTGTGGCAAGCTCAAAATCCAAACTTTGCTCCACAACCTTAAAAAACTCATCGTAATCCGCCGATTTACTGGTTGTCATGTAAAAATCAACCAGATTAGAAATACTGGAAATATGAGATTTAAGACGATGGCGTGAAAGATAGAGGTCGGCCTTAATTTTCTTCATCGTTCCAGACTGTTCGTGGTAGAGAACAACTCCCTCCTTATCTTGCCATGCCTTTACGTCGTCTAGGCATTCTTGAACGGATGAGTAAGTGAATTTCTTAGGACGCTTAACTCCCCAAGATTCGGCCATTACGTCGCAATTATGTTGCGTTTCTAGTCTGGCGCTTTTGTTTTGGATGATTCCGAGGAGGATTAGCTCTGGCTCGCTTGATTCTCTAATCACAATTACGCGACTTGGAGTGGTCCATTCACAGAGTATCGTATAATTTTCAGAGTCAATATAGCAGTTATTAAATAGACTCGGATATTTTTGAATCAAGAAATCAACTTCTTCCGCGCCGTTGTCGTGAATTCGAGCGTCAAAACAACCCCTTGTGCGAAAAATGATTTGGCCGTCAATTTTACTTAAAAGAGCCAGCGATCCATCTAGCTTGTGACGAGCCTCAAACTCCCATTCTGGATTCCAAGGTTCAAAATTTGGAGATTCGAGCCAATTCACGAACTTTGAAAATCCCCTAGAAATTACCCTACCATCCGATTTCCGAATCGCAACAGACCGATAATGTTTGTTCTCGTCGTTCCAATCAACGCCCATATCTTTTGGCGTAATCAAAACGCAATCGTGGCCGAAGATTTGGCCGTCTTTGTAATTAAACTGGTCGCCGAGTTGTGGGATCATTTTTTGAGTTTTGATATTTCTAATTCAATTTGGCGCATTCTCATCCTAAACCCCCAATCGCAAACTTCAAGAATTTGTTCGTCTGCGCCAGATGATTTCAAAAAGTTGGCCGCTGTTTCTCTTTTGGCTCTCAGAGAGTCTAGCAGTTGTTTTCTTTTTTGGAGGGTTTTTTCTTTGTGAGCTAGAGACATAGGGACATTTTAATGTTATTCGCCTGCCTGTCAAGTGTAGAAGTTGGAACGTTGTGAGAATCTTTTCCTCCATGTCTGTTTTCAATCACGGCGAAAATGACTGGAATGTTTTCTACTTTAGCGCAATCCGAATAATATTGCCAATCGCTAGGTTTTGCATTGGTGTTGGCAACGATGATTAGTTCGATTTTTGGATCGAAAACCGCTTCGTGGAACCTCTTTTTGCAGAAAGAGTGAGCCTGCCCAAGTTTCGAGGTGTCAAATCTGTATTCGCCGTCAACAACAAAGAAATCATCGGCGCAACAAATTGCCACTTTTTCTGGAGAAAGTGACAAAAGAGTTTCGGCGAAAAAGCTCTTACCGCTGCCTGAAACGCCTCTAGTAATTATAATTGTTTTCATGTTTAATAGATCAAATTATCATCGGACATAGCATTTTCAAGAAGATAAACCGCTTTTCTAGCATCTTCTGAAAGATTTCCAAGGTATATTCTCGACCCTCCTAGCTTCAATTTCACCTGGAAAATTTCAAAATCGGGCGAATCTTTTTCTAATTCGGCCAAAAATTCTTCCAGCGCATTTAGCCAATTAATCGGCCAACACGAACAGTCAAACCCATAATATCCATCAGGCACTCTATTAAAGTATCTAATTTGAAGAGTTGTCTCTTTTTCGTATGAGCCTTGAAACTCTGGAAAACTATTAAATCCAATTACAGCGCCTCCCTCCCATCCACAACCGCCGCTTTTTGATTTGCGCCGTTCTTTAAATGGATTAAAACTGAGCTTTTCTTCCAGTTTGTGTTTTTGAATAATTTGGCGGGTGGTTTCTAGGATAGTCATATTATTGGGCAGCAGCTTGAGCGTAAATCGTGATAATTGCCAACATTGCAGCTTTTCTAGCGTCATTCTCAAACAGGGAGAATAGGCTGGCTGGAACTTCTGTATCGCTGTCTGGATGCAGTAATGCAGCGGCCATCATCATGTCTGTCCTTAGCTTGTTAAGGTTAACGTCTTTAGAGGGTTTCTCCATTTCGGCGGAGATGGATTTGAGGAGTTTTTTGAGGTTCATTTTGGGCGGGAGATGTTTTTCATTTTATCAATCATGGTTTGCCACTCGCTGCTAGTCGGGCGGCGCTTGATTGGGATTGGTTTGCGAGGGTCTGGTTTGTTCATATTAGAGTTTAATCCACAATCTAAACTTGTCAACGCCATTTCCGTGAAAAAACACCCACAGTCCCGTCTGCGTAACGATCAAACAAAACCAGAACCAAAACCACGCCCAACCATCTGGTTCAATGCTCAGGTGGTCAAATTTATGCCAATTGGTTTTTTCGTATTCGTCCAAGATTAACCGTTCAATTTCTGGCAAAAGGTTTTCGCCGACTGGATTCTGTAGCAAAAGTTGCTCCAAGTCTCTCTTGAGAATGTCCGAATCACTCCACCCAAACACCTTTGACCAGCCATTTCCATAAACTAATACGAGGTCATTCTTCTTACCGCCAATCCAAAAAGATTTCAAACTTTCGGCCAAGGTGTGATTGGGCGAATCAAACCCCACGATGATTAAATTAACCTTTTTAATCGGGCCGAGTTTGGCGTTTAAAATGTCCCATTGTTTTGTGGAAATTTTAGACGCTGCTGTTCCTAAAACCCTGTTAGACGAGAATGGGTTGTTTGATTCAGGATACTTGAACAGGAGCTTTTCTGTTTCTGGCGAGACTTTGACAAAATTAAAGACAGATTGGGCCGCTTTTAGGCGATTTACAACTGATTTTTGGCAATGAATTGGCTCGATTATTGAACTCGGGCAACTCGTTTCGTAGTCAAACGGGTCGCCGCCGATTTGGCGCGAATTGTGCTCAAAGGTTGACCTGTCACCGCGAATTTTCTTTTCGTTTTGCCATTGGGTTTTCCAGTGGTTGTATTGGTCTTTGGAGATAGAATAGCTGGTGTCGATGTTAGAATAACAAGTAAAATACTCGCTATGCCATCGGGTTCTTGGCTCCCAATGGTCGAAAACCCTGCGAGACTTAGTTACCCTGCGTGTTTGTCTTCTTCCTTTTGAATCGGTATAGCTTTCAGTATCAGAATAGTATTCTGTGCGGTAAATCGCCTCTTCATAATATTCTTGCCATGCCGAAAACTGCCGAGCATGAGTAATTTGGCCAGACCACGTTTCAAAATCAGCCGTTTGACTGTTGAAGGAAGTCCAGTGAACGGTTCCAGCGACAAGGAAAGCCGCCGCGCTTCCAACTAACCACTCCCACCAAACAACCTTCTTAGAAAAGAAGAAAAGAAAAGTGCCGATAAAAATCGGCACTAAACATGAAAAATAAAGCGCCCACATATTAGTTCAAGCTAATGTCGTCGTCTTTACCAGTAGAGAAGGTTTGTTCGGTTCTCTCCGAAGTGATAACTTTAGGGTCAATCTTTTGGTGGCCGAAAACGCTCAGGAAGAACCCTTTGGGTTGCGAAACTAGCAGTGCGTTATATTGTTCGGCGATGCTAACGAGTTCTGTTTGCTTCATTGTCCAAGTGTCTCGCGAGCCAGTGATGATGTTCATTAGCTGGTCGTAAACTTTTAAGTCAACATTTGGAACGCTCTCCTTAATCCAAGTCATCGTTTGGTTTTCGCCGCCAGTTGAACGAGAACTTGCGTAGGAATTAAAAATTTCCTTGAATGCTTCTTTCTTTTGTTCGGGAACTTGGGCAGATTGTTTAATCTTTTTCCAGAGGTTGTCCAGCTCACTACTATTCGCGACAACCTTCATTTCATAACTATTTCTTAGGGAAGAGGCGGTATTATGCCAAGATAGAACCGTTAGTCCGAAAACGATTGTTCCGATGAATCCGCAAGCGAGAATTGCTAGAGCGGCGAGAATGGCGGTTGTTTTGTTTAGGTATTTTTGCATGTGGTGTTTGGTTTATTTGTGTGAAAGAATGATAATCGCAAAATTCAGCAAGTCAATGTATTTATTCCTAACCTCTCCGTCTCCGCCCGAATGACCTTCCATCCACGCAAAATCCCATAGGGCGTCTTTTTGACTTTGCGAAAGTGTTTTTTCGCCCAAAAACTCGTCTTCTAGTTCGGCGCGAAAGTTTTTCTTTCCTGCTCTTGAAAATCGTCCCAGAGTTTGCGTTGTTTCTTGAATTCGTCCCTAGCCAACACTTCAACATACTCTTTTGAGTCGAGAATATAGTCTTGGGGGATAATGATTTGGCCGTTTAGAATTCTTTCTTTAATTTCGGCGCGGATTTTGGCTTTGTCGGGGTAGGTCATTTTCTTTGATCGTAATTTAGGGATAAAATCTTGAAGCTTGTTTTGGACGTATTAACCACAACGCCCTCAAACAATTGGCCGTTTAGGTCGTCCAGTTTAGTGTATTTGTCAACCAGTTCTCTCGTCAAAACAACATCTTTCTCTATAATTGGAACAGCGGGCAATCCCAATTCCTCACAAACAAGAGGAAAATAAAACGGCGAATCCTTTCGATGATATTGAAGCGTGTCCAAATCCAAGACAGAGAAACACGCCCAATCTAGCGGCAGTTTTGCGTGTGGATTTGTTGGAAAGTTTTGAACGCCATCGCCGTAAATTTCACCGCGCAGGGCTAGGGATTTGTCGTGTTTTTGACAAAAGGAGAGTAGTTTATCAAGAACCCCATACTTTTCATTAGCTCGGGTGAATCGGTTGGAGCAATCCGTTTTAATTTCCAAGCTGCGAGAGCAGATTCCAGTCTTCCACTCGTCTCCCACCTTTTTACAGTATAAAGTTGAGCTTTGGCCGTCAATTTTCAACGTAATATCAGAGGTTTCTCCAATTGGAACGTATTTAAGAGACTGTACGCGATCTTCATCCGTCTTGAAAATGCCATACGGAAGATTGCCTTTGGCATTTAGTTCTTGGGGTTGAGGGGCTTCGTATTTTAAAATACCGATCAAATGGCCGACTTCTTCCCCAATAGAACAAGTGAAATCTCCAAACTGATCTTCTATAAATTCGGGCGAAAATACCTCATTTGGCGATACGATAATTCCGAAGCTCCACTCGCCTCTTATACGCAACGCTTTGACACGTTTTGGCGCGTATTTCTTAAATGTTTCGGCCCAAGGCGTGGAGGGAAGAGTGCTATCTGGATGAATAAGCACGACAATATCTCCCACTGAGTATTTGTCCTTGGGAATGATGATATTATATCCTCTAACTTTCGCAACCAAAAGCTTGTCGGCGTTGGAGTGCGGAAGGATTTCTGAGATTCTTTCAATAGTGGCGAGATTGTTCATTGTGCGTGTAACCTACCTCAAGAAAGGAAACTTGTCAATGACTATTTTGGTGACATCTAGAAGCGGACAGGGAAAGTCCTATTTTTGCCGTCAATTTTTAAAACACGTTTCCGCCGCTTATTTCAATAACAATGATGTGAGGCGTCAAACAGACAACAACGATTTCTCTATGAGCGGGCGAATTCTTGCGGCCCAAAACATGAGAAAACTAGCCAGCCAATCTTTCGCCGAAATTAAACTCATTGACATGATTTGTCCAACGCCCGAGTTGCGCAAAATAGTGGCTCCAGACGTTATTGTTTTTATAGACAGCGACAAACCTTCTAAATATCCTGACACAGACGCTCTATATGTTCGCCCAACAAAAGATGAAGCGGCCCATTTCTTTTCTTGCTGGACTCGAAAAACAAACGAACTCGTTCAACGGTTAGTATATTTTTTGCAAACCCTGCCAAAAGTTCCAGATGTTTAGTCCGATTTCAACTTGCGAAAGCAAATGGGTGTATTCTTTTATCGCATTACAGATTCCCAAGACTGCTAGTTCCAGCATTGCTAAGTGTTGCGGTAGTCGCAATTTAATCCAAAAGCATCGAGGACTCTTTCAAGAAACTTTTGGCCGAAATCCATTATACAAGGGAGTTTTCGATGTGCGCCATGTTATCCCCGAACACATTTTTTCGCTGATCGGAAGGCAGGTTTATGACTATTTTTCATTTGCAATAGTCAGGAATCCATTCCACCGCATTGAATCGGCGTATTTATTTGGCCGCAAGATAAAATTGCATGGAGTTTATGGGTTGCCAGAGGATTGTTCGTTTGAGCAGTTCGTGGATTTCCTTTACGAAAGTTGGGAAGCGAATCGTCAAGACGTTCTCATTTTAAAACCTCAAACTACTTGGACGCATTCTGCTGTTTTTCGGCCCACTGAAATTCTCAAGCTGGAAGAGCTAGAAAAAAGTTGGCCTCAAATGCTAAAAACTTATGGAATAAGAGGTCTTCCGCCCCTAACAAGAGAAAATGTTACAGACCGTTCGCAATCCTTACCTTGGAACAAGGCTTCTCGGAGCAAGGTAATAGAGATGTTTGAATCTGAGTTTGATCTTTTGGGGTATTCTAGGACTTTTGTTTGATCCAATAATCTACAATCTCTTTAATCTGTTCAATCTCTTCTATTGGAGAGAATGGTAAATTCTTTCGTGATTCAAGAAGCTGAGAGATTTTCTCTAAATGGCCGAGTTCGCAGTCTTTCAAGAGGACATAGGTTGTCAAACTTTTGCCGTCTGGGCCATTTGTTCCCCAAATTGCATTTTCAGCCCGCCATTCAAAGCTTTCCGTGTCTGGAATTTCTTCGGGGGATAGAAGGCGAACGTCTTCTAGGTTCCAAAGGCCATATTTTCGTGGTTTGTTGAGATTCCAGTCGTTATAGAGTTCGGCAAATGTCTGAGGAACCATAATCCAAATAGGTTTGCCCCAGCATTGCCCATACCAGCCATGACCATCTAAATCTTGACCGCCATCCATAATAATACGATCCTCCCCCTCTCCTATGGTTCTGTAATCGTGACGAGCTACCGAAGCAACTACCTGTTTATTATTGTGAAATCCTAAAAGTTTCATATTCTTTTCTTTCCTCGCATTTTCTTTTTATAGGGCGGTAATGGGGTAGGAGAATAAGACCACATAAAACCACCCATTGATTGTTTCTTACCTCGGCAACATGCTGATATATTATCTTTGTGAATACCAGTGAAATTAGCAGCCTTCGTTACGGAATCGAAATTCCTAATAAGGGTTCCGCTTAGATCAAACATATAAACATTTTTTTTATTTGCTAAATAAATTCCTATTTTTGCCTCGGGAGACATTTTTAACCCCAACTTTGACTTTCTAATTTTTTCTCTAGACTCTTCGGAATGTTTAAAGCCCTGGTTAGATTCGGCGGTTTTGCTCGCATTATATCCAAAGTCTTTCTCATAGCTTTTGTAGAGGTCTAAAAAATACTGTTCTCTTTCGACCAAAACAGAAACGTCGCAAAACTCAATAACTAAAAATTCAAATGAATTAAGCCCGTATTTATTATATGCCCTTTGAAAGTATCTATTTGCGCCATGTTGTCTTTTTAAAGAACTTCTGTGGCTCTTCCATCTAAGCCTAATATTACTGGAGCTACCAATATAGATTTTTCCATTTATTTTATTCTTAATCCCATAAATACCGCTTCGATTTAAATTTTGGTGCATCAATAAATTATTACACCAAAACTCTTTTGAAGTCTGTCAAATTATAATTTAATTTATATAATCATAATGGGCGACAGATGTTAGGATTTTTTTATTGTTAGTTACGCCGAGCAGTTTCATGTTTTAATTTGTCCTATTTTTAGCGATTTGTCAATCTCCCTTTCCCAAATAATCTGCCCCAACGTCGTCACACCAGCACTGAACATTTCCTGGCCTGACAACGCTCAACCCGCAATTTGGCCGATTACACTTTTGCCAAACTCCGCCGAAACCATCACAAACCGTTTTTTCGGGGCAAAATTCGCCAAACCCGCAATCGCATTTTCGGTTCTCAACACCGACTATAATTTCTAGATTATCTAGGTTCATTTTTGTGTATAATTATCAAACCCATTGTCGTAAAGAACTTCTTCTATTCTATCGCAAAGATATGATCCTTGTTTTCCGCATTCGTAATCATTATCAATCATCCATTGGCGGATTGCTTTTAACAGGTCGGCGATTTCTTTGTTCATTGTTTTGGGCGGTTTGGATGATAAAAATGTGTGCATTTTACAAAACCAGACTCATACTCTTCTCGCGTCAACAAATCGTCTTGATTATACTCGCGGAATCCGTCATATGATTTAATCACATCGCCGAAATGTTTTTGCCACTCAGCAACGGTTTTGCGCTTTTTAAAAATGCGGTCGTAATTTTCGTCCCACTTGTTTTTGTCAACGGGGCGTGGTTTGCTGCCTTTGCCCGCGCTCATGATTTGTGGATTTTTAAGTATTCGTTAATCAGGATTTGTCGATTATTCTCGCTCTGACAGCAAGGAATTTCGGTCGTGGTTATTGGCTTTTGCCGCGAATCAAGACCAAAAATGATAAAATCAGAGAAAACTGTCTCCAAATGAGCTTTTGCTAGTGTGATTGCAGCGGGTTCAGGCACAGGTTTTTAGTAGTAGTGGTTGGTTTTTCCTTTTGTTGAGAAGAAAGATACACCAGCTTTTGCCGTTGTCAAATCTTTTCAATTCGCCGATTGAAATTTGCCAGCCTTTTGGGCAACGGTAGAAGTTGAAAAATGAAAACTCAAAAGCCATTTTTCAAAAGAGCTTGGGCCGCTGCGATTAGCTTCTTCCCTTGGCGGCATTTTTCAACATGGACAGTAGATGGTTTGACGTTATACTCGGCGCAAATTTGTTCAACGGGTTTTTCATTGAACACGGCCTCGTAGAATAGTTTAAACCATTTGCTTTTTTTGGGGTTAATTTCTTGAATTGCTCGCTTTAAAAGGCGGCGATGAGTTTCAGGCTGTTCTTTACTTTCGGCAGGTAGAGTGTCTAGGTTGTTTTCTTCGCCGATTGTTTCGTAGTTCTTGGAGAAGGTTTTCTTTTTATCCATCAAATCGACAAGTCTCCACCTTGTTCTTACGGAAAGAAAACCGTCAACGTTTTTATTTTCGTCAACAGTTCCAGCGCTCAGTCTTTTCCAAAAGTCAAGCAACACATTTTGCGCCAAATCTTTTGAATCGGCCTCAGAAAGGCCAGCCCCAACACCTCGGGCCGTGATTTCTTTGAACTTTTGGGTGTAGAATTCGTTGAAATTTAGCACAGGATTTGGCTGATTTGGATTTCTCCTTCGAGAGGTTGCCAGTTGGAGTTTTCGAGTTTAGGATTAGAGACTTGTTGGCCGATGTGATAGCCCGAGTTTTTTTCTGCGGCGAAACAAATTAGTGTTGTTGCGGTTTCGGGAAATCCTCCAGCAATACTAATTTTTGAAATTCTAGAGGCTACCCATAAAGACTTTCGGGCGCTGTCAGTGTAGTATTCAATCATATTATCTTACTTTTAAGTTTTCTGCGACAGCCCATTCTTCGGCCTCTTTTCTGGCTTCTTCGGCGGTTTCGTATGAACCATATCCTGTTTGAACTGGTTCTGGAAAACCGTTAGAATCGTCAACAAGAACGGCAAACCATCCCCTTAGTCCGTGGCTAGTTGTTAGGTAATACATATCAAAATTGACTCAACTGTTTCTCCAAACGCTCAACCGTTTCTGCGCTGTGCCAGATTTCGGGTTTTGGGCCGCTGGTGTAGATTCCTTCTGTTGTTTTTACTTCTGTATTTGGGGCCAAAATAAGAACCTTGGGTTGATAGATTCTAGAAAGCGGCGAAATGTCGGGCTTTTGGGCGCAAGAAGTTAGAAGGAGGATTAGAAGGAGTTTTTTCATGTTAGCAATTATTTTCTTTCAGCCATTCTTCTGTGGGTTTTTCTGATTCTCCATCGACATCCAAATACCAAGGCTCTCCTTTTTCAAATTTTTGGCAAGATTCATTGGCGAATTGAATGTCAGAATCTTCGGAATCAGCGAATTGTTTCTTCAAACATGAATAGGTGGTTCCTTCTACTGTGTAATTAGAATATCCATAATCGGCGGAACAAAAGAATTTGCATGTTGAACATTTACCGTTCCTTTTAAAGAAATCAGTGCCAAGAGTTTTATCCTGTTGAATGGTTTTATCTCGGTTTTTGGCCGTAATTGGTTTATAGTCTCTCAACTTTGAGAAAATCTTTAGTTGAACATTATCACCGACTTCATACGAATCTCCTATTCCAGATGGATGGATGGCATGAATTTCGCCGCGAAATCCATCTTTTGTTTTTGAAAAACAGGCGATTGCGTTTCTGGCGTTCCAATCAAAAGTCTTATAAACCTTTCCCGCATATAAACCAATACCAACGCCTTCTGGTAACTTGTCCAGAGAAACGTTAATCGTTGGAAAACCAATTGCTGCTCCTTGGCCGATTCCTTTTACTCTTTTGGTAATTATTGTTTTCATATTATTTCTGGAAAAATTTCTTGATTTCGGCCAGTTTTTTCTTTTCTTCGACTATTTCTGAAACAATTTCGTCCGCATAGGCTTGACTTTCGGTTGTGGTTTTTGATCTAGCAACTTGGCGCTGTTTATCCAGTTTGTCAAGCCGCGAATCAAATTTCTCAAGAAGATCAAAATAAACAGTCTGATTTTTCAACCGAAAGTATTGCGTAACGACTTCTAAGAAAGACTGAATGAGGGCGAAGATTGTCATTTGTTTTTAATGCTTTCTAGCTCGGAAGATAAAGCTATTGTTGGCTTATTTAAGGTAGGCGGAATTTCATGTTCGTCAAGTTCAAATTTGGCAAATTCTCCATGTATTTGGATCGCTGCTTTTCTATAAGCATCACGAGCATCTTCCTCTCTTTTAAAGTATCCTAAATGATAATTTATGCCCTTATTTGTTATTCCAACCCTCCATTTATTCGCATATTTGGCAAAGCAAACGCCTTTATATTTACTGCTCGCATTCTTGTTTCCCTCTCTATTCAGGGAGTTTTGATTGTAATCAACTAATCTAAGATTTGATACTTTGTTATTCAGTGGGTTCCCATCTACATGGTCTATTAAAAGATTCATTGGGTCAATATCATGAGCTAAAGCATATACAATTCGATGTACGAAATGTACATTTCCATATATGTTAATTCTCCATGAGATTTTCTTTTTTCTTCCTCTTAATTTTTCTAGGCCACCAGCGGGTTTTCCAGCGCTATCTCTGTTAAATTCGATCCAACGGCCATCGCTAGAAAAATGATGACGAGGACGGGTTTTCCATCTTAATCCTGTTGGACTATTCTCATCAACTTCAAAAGTCTCCTTAAGAAGCTCGATTGGTAGTGATCTTGGCTTGCAACTCATTTCGTCGCTTGAAAATGCATTGCGTCATATCCCCAAAAAGCGCCAGCAGAAAGCCACCCCTCTTTAGCAAATTCTTCCATAATTTCCAATGGCATGTCGGCTTTCATAGGCCAAGAATCTCTAAACGTATTATCGTCAGCGTCAAGGTCAATGGCCGCTCCCCATGCATGAACGCTATAACTAGAACCGCCACGTTTATTGCGGAAATTATAAACGCCGCCAAAATCTTCTGCCTCTTCAAGAATTTCGCGGTTTTTGCCATATTTTTCTCCAATACTTTTCAATACGCGAACGAGAGAATCGGCCACTTTCTTATGGCAACGGAATTTTGTAATCTTTTTACCCTCGTAAAAGGTCGTAAATGGAAAATTTACAGTTACAAGATTTCTTTCGTCTCCAGGATTTCCGTAGAATCGACACATAGAAGCGGTATCACTTTTCGGCCACGGATTGGGGTTTGGCATTAGCGAACGAAGATGTTTTTGGCAAGCGGCGATTGATTTTGGCCCCCAAAATCCGTCTGGAGTCGCGCCGATTTTTGATTGAATTGATTTGATTTGCTCTGTTGTCATGTTGTTTTGGTTATATTAACTGATTGTTTTCAAATATTCTCCGAATGAATCGGGGGTCCAGACTTTGCCGACATTGTTGTAGCTCATAGTTTTTGTTTTTTGTTTTTAAATTGGTCGCCCGCAGGGATTTGAACCCCTTCTCTCCAGCCATAGGAGCGCTTTAACGATTGCTAGATCGTCACATTTTCGTCTCTAGCAAGACTACTTTGTGCCTAGTTAAGCTATTGGGCGGTTTTTGGTAAGTTTTTTGTTGGTTTTTACCGAAAACAAGCTTGGTTATATCCTTCGGGCGAATCTGGGAAATACAACTCATCCTCGTAAAGGTAGGTTTTCTTGCCGCAGTCAAATTGGACGGTTAAGTTTTGACCGAGGCTATTTTGTGCTACAGTGGTTCCAGTTTCGCCGAAAAGTGCGGGAATTCCATTGAAAGATTCAATAGCGCTGAGGTTTTTCGCCACTGCGACTCTTTTGCCGATTAGGGTTTTGGGTTTTGGTGTCATAAATTATTTTAGCTTAGTTTTTCAGTTTGTCAACCAACATTCGGCGGAAATGTGCCATTCTTCCAACAAGAAAACACAAAATAAATCAAACAAAACGCCCCAATCAATAAAAGATAGTCTTGCGGATATTTCATCGCGGCCAAATTAGTGAACATACTTGATGAAACCTTTCTTGTTTTGGAGGAGAATTTTCTGCGAGAGAGTCATTTTTTCAGTGAGAATTATATGTTTTTCGGCGAAAACTTGTTCGTAGGTTACGGAAAATTTCCCATGCGCGGCATAGAGCATGCCAAACACCATTGCAAAAGATAGGGATGCGGTGATTAGGAAGGGTTTCATTCGAGGACTTCTA